CTAATGGCTTAGAAAGTGTTACACTAATTGTACTTCCATCTAAACGTATTACTTCATCTTCGTATGTATTATCGTATGAATCATAAGCACCAGTGAACCAACCTTCTGTTCCCCAACCAGAGCCGCCGCCAAAGGCAAAACTCTTAACTTGAACTCCACCGTAATCAATACCGTCCATTAACTGTCCAAGATCGTTTGCTAATTGTCCTGTAGTTGGATTGTAGAACAAGTTAATTCTATCTTGTGCAGTTAGTAATGAAATTTCTTTCTTATAACTAATTGATATATTACTGTTATTAGCCGGAGGTGTTGTAAATGTAACTTGTCCAATACTACGTTCGTGTGTTCTACCTACGCTGTCAATAATATTTGAAACATTATATCCGCTCTGTAATACTTCAATACCGTCTACAGTTACTGATACTTGGTCTGTTTTAACATCCATTGGCCATTTTAGTTTAAAGTTATACTTGCCGCCTGTACCTATAAACGTTTCTGTTTCTGCAAGTGTTGTAATAAAGAACGTTCCTGTTACTCTATCAAACTTAACAGTCATATGTGTAGTTCTTAGATTTGAGTTGCCTATAATTGCACTTGCTTTACCAACCTTACCACCGTCTGCTACTGCACCATTAAGTATTATTGTGGGTGCGGACACATACCCCTGGCCCGCATTGTCTATTTTAATTTCTGTAATTTTTCCGCCACCAACGTATGCTGTTGCTTTGGCTCCTGTTCCGCCACCGCCAACAAACTCTACACCTGGTGCATTTTCATAACCTGATCCTGCATCAAAAATGTCTACTGATTTAATTTTAAAACTTGCATTATCTTTCCAATGCTTACTTGGATAAGTGTTTAAAAGTGATGCTGATTGTAATTCATCATCAACTACTCTAACAGTCTGTGGAATAATTTTTCCTGCAATATCGCTGTATATTGGAGGTAAATCAAAGTCAGTAACCATAGACGATGCTGTGTCTTTACCTTCGTATGTACTTAGGTATTCTCTAATTTTAGATTTATATGGTTTAACTTCTTTTACATATTCTTCATAACTTTCTAAGAAATCATTATTAAATGTAATGTCTTTTCTTAATGAACCAATATTATGTTTTGCTTTGATAAATGATGTCTTAAACATCCAATCAACAAATTTTTGTTCTGATAAAATGTAACGCATTTGTGCAAAGAACAACTTATTGTACTCAATAGCAAGTTCGTCAACAAATATTTTATCTCTTAATGCTTTTAAGATAATACGCATTTCATCAATTGGTTGTAAGTCAAATGCACTGTCATCATAACCGAATGAATCGTATCCAATTAGTTCTTCGCTGTAATCATACAATGATTTTGATAATTCTATTGTTGCATTTTGTCTACCAATAGTTTTATAGTTAACTGTATAGTCTACATTTGCTTGTGAATCTACTTTTTCTAATAGTAACCAGCCGCCTGACCCAACATTATTAATCTTAATAATATTACCAAACGTATCTTGTAGTGATTCTAACTTATAAGTTTCGTCAATAACATAATCTGCTTTTGTTAAAGCATTATAACCTGTAGCATACCAGTCAATGTAACTCCAATAAGGTTTTACATCATATCGTTGACTTTTAATTCTGTTCCAAACTACTGTGCCACCAACATATTCATACAATGACCATTTGTTTTCGTATGTTGTATCAGTTGTTGTAAGCACCGTAAATGGTCTTATTCTAATAGTATCTGTTTGAGCATAGTTAGTACCACTTTTAACAACTGTTGCACCTGTAATCTGTCCTACATTGTTCATTGTAAGACTAACTTCAGCGCCTGTTCCTGATACTGTTGTAATTGCTACTGTTGGTACTGTTTTATAACCGTATCCTTGTTCAGTAACATCTGCTCTTAACACTTTACCATCTTGGATCGTTAAACTAACTGTTGCTTGTTTAAGTCTACCTACTGGTACAAACTGTAATTCGCTGTCACTGTCAATTTGTCTATCAAATTTTCTTGATGCTACTGTTGGAATAGGATCATTAGTTTCTAAATCACTTAAATCAAAGTCATCAATTAAGATTTTTTGTTTTAATGATGTATTAACTCTTTCAACAAGTTGTTTTAATGCTTCAATCCTATTAACAAACATTGTTTGTCTTGGCTCGTTAAGAATACCGTATCTATCTTTGGTTGTTAACTCTCTGTCTGGTACTGGTCTTCCTTGCTCGTCAAATCCGATTAAACTATCAAACCATTTACGTTCTAAATCTGTTTTAGGAACACTTGTTTCTAACCCGTCTGTAATAATCTTATATTGATTGTGTACATTTTTATCAGTTTCTTCAATATTCCAATATGCAAATTTAAGAATAGTGTCATTACCTGTAATAGAACTTTGTAAGTTATGTAATGTCCACTCGTTCTTATCAAGCATTGTTGCAAATTTTAGTCCTGCACCTGATGGGTCTCTAATTAACTCTTGTACATCAGCGGCACTAATTGTTCTTCCTGGTACATTTGGTGTTGTTTTCTTATTACGTACCCAGTAGTAATAATAAAGTGTAAATTTTTGTGCTTCATCATCATAAACACGTCTTGAACTATAAGCATTGTCACCGTATTTTGACTTTCCACTAATTCCTTCTACTAATCCTGATTCAGTATCCGCTTTTTCGTCCCATTCACTTGGTAATAAATCACTTTCTACCCATTCGTAAATTTCAACTTCTGTTCCTGGGAACACTGAATTCATTGTATTACTTGTAGTAAAGATATTTCCTGTGTTACTGTACGGATTAATAAATCTTACAGCATCAATATCCCACCATAATTTACCAACATTGTTTGTTGTGTCAAACATTGTTTCGTCTTTTACAACTGTTGTATCAGTTGCTACGTTATATGTTGAAGGATCATATGTTGTTTTAAATGTTAACTCTGTTTCAGCCGTTCCTGCAATTTTTCCTTGTGCTGGATCAATATAATCAATGTACTCAGTAACCTGATTTGTATTTTTATCATATAAACTAATACCTTTGAATCGGCTAAGATCGACTAATGGTCTTTCAGATCTAATTTTTTCCCATAGTTTAGTATTAGGATTTGATCTATAATCTATTACTGTTCCTCTGCTGTTGTTATCATCTCTACTATATGTTGGTATACCAATATAAATGTGATTACCGTTAATGAACATTGTTCTACCAAAGTATAATGCTTTGCTATCTGCAAATTTTAACTTGTCTGCATACACATATCTGTTACCTAATAGTTCATAAACAAATACTTCACCAGTATCAATAAGTGATGTATTGAATAATGTAGTTCCATTGTCAAATGCTGTTATGCCACCGTCAAATCCTGTAATACTTGTAAGGTCACCACCTGCTGAATGTACTGCAATCCTATCAGTTCCGTACTTAACAACTGATCCAAACTTCTCGTTTGCAATTCCTTGTGGTCCAACCAAGTGCTGTACTTGTTGGAATGTACCATTAATACTTTCGTAAATGAATACTGTACCTTGGTTTACATATTCAGCACTATATTTAGGAGCACCTACAGCAATAAATCTACCATCATTGGAAACTGTTACTGAACTTCCGTAGCCAATGCCGTCTGCGTATGCATCAATTACTTGACTGAATAAAAAGTGTCCTAATACTTTTCTATAAATTGCTAACTTAGGTGTATTAATAGAACTATCTACAGCATCTCCGTACTTAACAATAGTTGCTAATACTTCTCCGTCACTGCTGATTCCAAATTGTGTACCAAATTCATATAAATTAGTATCTTGTAATGCACTATCATCACCAATAATAAAGCCTGTATCGTTTGGTAAGTACCCATTCAGATCAAGTCCTTCAGTAATTAGTGTCCAATTTGATCCATTCCATGCACCTGCAATAATATTTGTTTGTGCTTGATAAATTTGTCCAAGATATTTTACATATTCGCCAGTTTTATAAGTTACAGTTATACTAAAGTCACCTTTGTAGTCTGTATCTTGTCCTAAAATCCAGCCTTTTATTTTGTCGTATTTTATAACATTAATTCTACCTGGTTGTGTAAATGTTCCGTTGCCCTTGCTTAACAAGTATGCAGTATAAGTTCCGTCATTGTGTGTAACCATTTCAACTGTTGCACCTAAATGTCTACTATCTGCCGCATCTGGCATAATATAAATGTTATGTAAATTATAAAAATTACTTGTATTTCTTTCATAGATAGCATATGCACCTTGTCTTGTTAATGCACTTGCTGTACCATTTGAGTTTGCAGTAATATTGTAAACTCTTTCCCAATCGTTATTAGTATTGCTTGGAGGATTTGCATCTCTTGAAATACCTGATTGTTCTACACTGTCATAAATCCAGTATTCAAACCCTTGTAATGTTCTTGCTGAGCCTGGTGTTAAGTTTACGTCTTTTTGTACAACAACAATTGGACCTGCCGTGTCTGATTCAAAATGTCTTGTGTTAACTGTACCAACAAGTCTTACAACACCTGCGCCTTGTGAACCGCCGTCAATACTTAAACTTGAAATGTCGCTGTTCTGTGAACCAAACTTCCAAGTACCGTTAACACTTTTAACCCATAGTCTTAAAGTATTAAACAGTTTTTCTACCCCTGCAACTTCTGCCGTTGCAAGTGTATCGTTGTCTTGTACTGTATCTCCAATAACAGGAATAAAAGGTTCACCGTAATTAGGATTAAAGTCAGCATCACCCGGTGTAGGCGAACCTCTGTCATCAAATGCTGTAAGATTTACTTCAATCCAGCCATTCCAAAGATCATCAATAGTGTGTTCTGTTCTGTTTAGATAGTCGTGTGTTATTTCAGGACTTATCACACTTGGACTTTGTATTAACCCATCGGCTGTTGCATATTCATTAAAGAAGAAGTTAAATGTATTTCCTACTGCAAGACTGCTTGTTAAAGTTGCTGGTGCTCTAAATACCCATTTGTCTGAAAGTACGTTACCGCTATCACCCAAATATGTTAAAGTTTCAATATAACTTGTTACTGTAGGATTCTGATCTGTTAGGTTATCTTGAATTCTAAGTGCATTATCATAATATTTTACACTACGTGATACACCTGTTTTAATAATGTCTTGAATAACAAGATATGGTTTAGTTTCAATAGTAGTTGTTGAAGTAAAACTTGCACTTGGTCCAGCAATTTGCCACCAACCGCCTAATAAAGTTTCTTCTTGTTGTACTGCTCTTTCAAATGCACCTATTTGAATATCACCAACAAATAATGTACCTGTTGACTCAAACAACCCGTTTGCATCTTTAACATAAATTAAACTTCTATTATCACCTGTAGTATGTACCTTAGTAACAACTGCAACTGCTGTTGCACTACTAATTGTTTCTCCTACACTTGGAATAGCCTGTGTGTTATCAATTAATAATATATCATCGATTTTTTCTACAATAGCATGTTCGCCATCTAAAAATGCCTTAGTCATTAATGGATCATTATTGAACGGTGTTACACCACTTGGATATCTTGTGTTAATGTCATTCCATAATAGTTGTAACTTATCGCCTATTTCTGTTCCGTCATATTGACCTTTAGGTGCTCTAATTAACATGTGATCTGTTAACTCTTCAGGAAAACTAAAATTACCTCTTAATATAAAGTATAAGTTGCTGTACACATTATTTTCTAATGTACTAACAAGTGCTTGTACATGAGAATTAAATGTTTGATATTCTAAACTTGGATCTTGTGGCTCAACTGTTGTCTTTGCTTGCCAGTATTGATTTGTATATTTTACAGTATCAAATTGTGCGTAAGTAGTAGAACTACTAAAGTCGCCTTTATAAAAAGACTTAACATTAGAAGCATATGGCATACCAACAATTAACCATTTACCATCTGTGGAAATATTTGTACTTTGACCGAAACTATTTTCACCACTTGACATAACCTCTGTTGGAGCGTCAAGTATTTGAGATTGTACAGCCTTAAGATTTTCTGATGCTCTAAAGTATATGTCTACTCTACCATTTTCTGTTTCGTCTGGTACACCAACTGGAATAATACTGTTAGTTGCGTTTGCACTAATACTGGTTCCAAAGTTTTTATCATCAGTACCTAAAATACCTTCAATACTGTTACTAAACATTTGTTGCGTTTGTGCATATTTGTTTTTATTTTCTACAACCGCCCATCTATTGTTTTCGTCTTGGTCAACCCAAACTCTTTCATTATTACTAACATTATCTCTTGTAATTTTTTTATTAACACCATTAAGATCAGCAACTCTTACACTGTTTAACTGTGTAATGAATCCTGAAATTTCTGGTAAGTCTGGTTGTTCTACTGATGTTGTAGCATAGATAGTGTTAAGACTTGTTCTTTGAACTTTAAAGAATCTATCTACATCACCTGTACCAAGCACACTGATAATATCGTCTTTTACGAACGGAGGTGCTTTACCTGTTGTAATCTCTATCATACCCGAACTATCCGAGTTTACAATAGAACTTACCTTGAATGGTGTTTCAGTTTGGCGCAAGACATCCCATGTTTGGCCTTTTTTAGCAACCCAAATATATTTTCCTACATCTATTGTGTTAGGATCAAGTCCAAGTATATCATCATAGTTTGTAACTTTAAATTCAGCGTCTGCTTCAGCAACATATCCTGCTGTCTTAATATATGACTGTTCCTCTGGAATATATTTTGTTGGGAACGGAGCATGATTATAATTGTCTGGTTTACTGTACACTTCTGATGGAGCATATCTATAAACAAGGTCAGTTAACAACGGGTCAATATTTGGTACTAATTGAAACGGTTGCGGACTTAATCTAAAGTTGCCTTCGTCCAGTTTATATTCAATTTCTTCAAAGCCACCGTTGGCTCCATATTGTCCAACTTTAAATGCCCATTCTTCAAAAAACTCTAAACTTGAATTTTCTGTATTTGATAAAGCATCAAACAATTTACTTAATGAATTTACTGTTCCTTTATCTTGGATATATCCTTGATAGAATTTGTATTGTGAAACATCATCATTAATAATGTTTTCAATATACTTACGTTTCTGATAACCTGTTAAGTGTTGTGCCAACCGTTGCTGTTCACTGTCAAAATTATCTGTATCTAAATCATAAAAGTCTGCAAATTGATTTGCTTTATAATCTAAGTTTGGTACAAGTTCTGCTGTAGGTTTTTCAGGTAATTTATACCAGTCTGTTTCGTCAAATGTTGTCGACCCTGTAATGTTATATTTTGCACTGTAATAAAATGTTTTGTGCTGAACTACAGAAGCAATATCATAGTCTGTATTTTCTTCCCAATCTTTACACACAACATTATCGTATGTAAATCCAGGAATATTTAAACCACCATTCCAGTCAGTACTTCTATAACCTAATATTTTAATACGTGCTTGTCTGTATCCAGGACCTGGATTATAAATTGTGTCATTGAATACTGTTTTGTTATCAATTAAACAAACATGTTCTTTTTGTACAAGTGGTAATTTTAAAAAGTAAATTCCGTCAGCAGTGTTTTTAAGTTTTAATCCAAACGTGTTTTGATTGCTACGTAATGTATTTGTAAATTCTTCTTTAAGTTTCCCGCCGTCTGCTTTTAATAATGTATAGTCATAAAAGTTATCAAAGATATTATCTACTACTGCATATGGTCTGCTAAACTGTAGGTTAATAGCACTTGGACTTAGAGTAAGTAATGCACCTTCACTCCAGTTTTGTGTAGTCCAGAATAAAAATTCTCTTGCACTTAATTCCCAGTTTTCAACTGTTTCAAGTTCTCTATTAAATCCGCTAAAGTCAAAGCCTTGTTTTATTAAGTATTGTTCGTAACCTAATATAAAGTCAATAACATCCTGGGTAGTTCTTAGCATTGTACCGTAATTTAATTTACTTGTTGTACTATCAAATGCTCGTCTTAGAATTCCTTCTCTACCACCTTCCATTGGAAGTTCAGCAAGTTTAACAAAATTTTCATCTGTAATAGTTTGGAAACTTCCTGAATTTTGTACACGGAAAAAGTTAGTAGAAACTCGTATAATTTGTCCTGCTTGGTAACGTTCTCCTGGCACCCATTCTAAGAAGTTTTCACTAACACCACCTACGTTAACAACTGGATCAGCGGAACGTTCAATATGTTTATAATAGTCAAAGTATGGTTTGCTTTTGTCATAACCTTTAACAACAAATCCTGCTGTGCGTTTTTCAACAATTACACCACTATAAGAAACAGTGTCAACTGGAGAACTTGTGTTTAGAATAATTTTATAATTTTCTTCTGGTACAAAAACATTTCCTTTATTATTAGGAGTTCTTGAATCGAGTAATAACTTAAACTTATTTTTTTCAGTAAAGCCACCTATCTTAAATCCAAGTTGTACTGCAAGGCTCTTAACGTTCTCTTTATACGCTTTATTAAGTTTAGTTACGTCTGCATTAATATAGTTGAAAATATAGTTAATTAGACCCGCTGTAGTTACACGAGTAGTATCTTCTACAGTGTTAGGGAATATTAAACTCTTAGGCTCTAAACGTTTATCAGTTGACGAATAAACAATTCCGCCTGCTGGATTACGTTTAGTTCTTGATCTATCAAAGCCAACACCCATTACCTTAGCAGGTTGATGGATTAAAAATGCTGTTAGTAATGCAAATGGATATTCTGCACTTCTACGCCATGCACTTTCTACAGGTGATTCGTCGCCAAATACAAATGAGTTATTTGTTTCAGGAACAATAAGTCCTTGTGCATATCCGCTTTCGTATGGACTTATTAAATTACCTTGACCGTCTACAGGAATGTATTTTGTTAAATCTTTTCTTTTATAATTTGTTTTGTATCTAATAGGATTATTAGGCTTACGTACTAACCCCTTCTCAAGGTCTTCCCAAAGAATTAAATTTTCTTTTGTGTAAGGTGCTGGGCCATATACTGTTTCCCACCAAGTTGGTTGATCTATATATCCTAAAACTTTCCACGGAGTTGTGTGCGGAGTATCTGTACTTAGATAGTCTTTATAAATTGCTCTCCAAAACCCTGGTAAAGGTGCACCGTCTGGATCAGACATTATAGAGTAATTCCATGTAAACGAATTTGCTCTATCGTAGAATGATATATCTGTATAATCAGGATCACCTGCAATGCTTAACCATTCAACAAAGTCAGTAATAGTAACTTCGTCTGCATCAAGTCTTGTGAATCCTGTGTCTCTTGTTTTATGTCCAAGGAAACTATCAATATCAAATATGTTAATATCGTAATTTACTTTAACATTATTATAAATTCTTTTTTCAATTTCTAATAGAATGTCATCTCTATAATCTTGGTATGCTTTAGTAACACTACCATCATGCCCTTTGATAAGCACACGCGGTGTACTATACGTGTTGTCAGTAAATATTACTGGTTTGTGTAACGGATATAATCCTAACTTTGTTGGTGTAGGTGGAATAAACGAAGCGTCTGTTGATTCGTATTCGTAAATTGTGATAGTGTCATCTACAGCAAGAACAAAATCATTACTAATTTGAATAAAGCCTTCTGATGTGAATGTATAATCTTGTCCATGTAACATCTGTACATTATTGTGATATACATAAACTGCTTTAGCACTAACTGTTGTTAAATCAAATGCTGTTGTTAAACTATAAAATTTATTACCCGAATCTGTAACAGTAAATTCACGCTTGTTATTAGCACCTGACCCAATCATGTCTGTCCAGTAAAATGCTGTTTGCTTTGATTTCTCAGATTGCCATTTTGCAATTACCTTATCAGTCAAGTATTGTGCTGATCCGTCTAAGCCTAATTTTTCTGAAATATCTACTATTGCTCTTTTAAACTTTGCGTATTCTTTTCTTGCAAATCTAAGTGCTTTTACAATATTATAATCTTTGTTTGTAATGTGATACAATGACAATGGAATAGCACCTGAGTGCTGTACAAATTTTGTACCAAGTTTTGCAAGTCCGCCTAAGTTACGTAAGTTACTTGGTCCTGGAAAAGACCCTTCAAACCCGTTAACGTTACTAATAATAGTGCTTACATGGTCAATTACTTCTCCGTATGTAAAGGTACTAATGTTTTCATTAAGTGGGTTATTCTGCAAGTTAATCGGAAACTCGTATTTTCCGTTTTCGTTTTTATCTGCTTCACTTGTAGTATGGATTATTAAGTTATCGCCATTTTTTAGAGGAGTAACAAACTGTACATAAGCAATACCGTTTTGTCTATTTAATGACCAAGCACTTTGTCTTACATTGTTTACAAATACTTGTACATCTAAATTATTTAAATCGCCACTTCTGTCATATACATCAATTGCAAAGGTATTGTTTTGTCCGTCGACCATATACTGACGTACAACTTTTTGTATACTATCTGCATCTGCCTTTTCCCAACCACTTACATTTGTATAAGTGTTCAGTCCTGTATATTTTCTTAGAGTAGACGAATCTGTATTTTGTGTATAATCTTTTTGTGCAAGTTGATATGTAAAAGAATCTGTTAACAAATCAAAGTTAAAAACAATATCTCCACTGTTTTCAATATTTCTATAAGTTAAAGGCAATCCTATTACAGGATCATTAGCACCCGATCCTTGTTTATAACTAAACAAACAAGTACCTGTAAATGTATTTGCATTATACGTATCAAAACTTACATCAGTGATATCATAAAGATTAAATTTAGGTTTCTGATTTGTTTTTAGTTTGTCTTGTGCTTTGATCCATTTAGTACCATTGTACCAATAAATTTTACCTTGGTTAACTGTACCGCCTGCAACTAATACTGTTTCATTTTCTAAAGGAGTAGTATCTGTTTCATCTTGCAACGCAATTTGTCTTTGACCGTTGTGTGTGATAAATTTTACTTTGTAAATTCTACCATTAACTCTAATGTCAGGATCTTTAGTGAAAAGTATACGTAATCCTTCTGTAACTTCAACACCGTCAATGTTATAACCTTCACTGCCTTCAATAGTACTAAACACGTCACCGGTAAAGTCGTCAATCAAATCAACGTTTGTTTTTTTCATACTACCAAAATTGTATAAACGTAATCCTGCGTTGAATTCAATAATAGGACGTTTAGCACGTTGCGTTTGATCTAACGAAATCTCTGTGCCATTTGCTATAGCAGTTTTTTCAATAGTGTCTTTGTGGAACCAACGATTGTGTCTACTCCATTGGTTACCGTCAATACTTGCTCTATTAATTGTAATGTAGTCTTGTTCTTTAGGATAGTTAAGTGCTTGTCCGAAAGGTAACTTATCAAAGTTTTCTGTATCAAATGGTACAAATATATTTGAACTGTATGCTCCGGTAATTTCAAGATCTGCTTTGTTAATTAGTTGTATAGATTCACCAACTCCTTCAACATACCAATATCCTTCGCTATACTTTGCTGGTGTTACATCACCTAAAAACTCTACTAACATACCATTGGATAAATCAGTATCTGTTCTTGTTGTATAAGTTAACTTTTGTAGAATTTCTTTTTCTACATCTATCTCTGTATTTTCTAAAATATTATAAAGTGTAACTAAGCCTGATGTGTTTACATCATTTTGACTGATATAAAATAATGTATCAGGTGCATCAAGTGGCACTGTAAATTTAAGTGTGCCTTTTTCTACATACACTGTTGCTGATTCTACACCGTCGGTATAAATTGTAGAGATATTATCCCCGTCCTTGAATCCAGTTATACCGCCTTCGACAGGCTCTACTATGTATTCACCTGTGTCGTAGCCATCGGTGTCATATAATTCTGCTTCAAACTTACCAGATGCCAACACACCTTCAACTGTCTCAGTTATAATCGCTTGTCCTGGAGTAAATGCTCTATTGGTTGCAAATGCTATTGGATGTCCAGGTGTATCAATCTCGAATATGTAAGTTTGACCTTTGTAAAGTTTTAGAGTAGGATTTTGTGTTAAACCTGTTGGGGTAAATTTATACGCTACGTTGTCATCATTTTCCTCCACGGATACTTTAAAAGTAGATACAATTTCTTTGTTCTGTCCAAAGATAGGTAATACTTGTGGTCCTGCTGGAAGCCAATAGTATTCTCTAAAGTTTGTAAACTTATCCCAATCAACATGTGGTTGCCACGCATAATATTCTTGTGCGTTAATTTTACTATGATCAGGATTTCTATTACCAAACGCTCTTAGTTGGTTTATGTAATCATTATAGTCTTTGTAAAAGTCGACATTGTCAACATTGTCTTTTAAAACAACTGCTGGTTCTAATTGATAATTTTGTCTTTGGTCTGAAACGTCATTAACATAGTTGTCTGCTGACTGAACTGCTTTTGCGTCTCTGCGTCCATAGTAAGAATTAAGTTTTTCAACTTCTCCTGGATTCATAAACTGATCCAGTGTGCTTGTTAAAAACTTTTTATTTGCTGGTGTTCTAAAATACTTAGGTAAGTGGCTTAGGCTTGTTCGATTTTCGCCATCGTCGTTTGGACCAATTGGAATATCATTCTGGTCATTATCGTAAGCCATTAGTAACCTCCGCTACTTGAACTTGATGAACTGCTTGAAGAACTCGAACTTGATGAACTCGAACTTGTTGTACTTGTGCTTGTATTTGTACCTGTGTTTGCACTTGATGTAATCCCTGCATTCTCTGTTGTGGCTGTACTTACTATAGTACCTGTTGTTTGTAATCTTGATGCTGTAAGGCTATCGATTATTGCAACATTATCAACAGTTGCTCCACTAATGAAAATTTCATCGTTCTCTGTTGACACTTCGTATAGACTTCCAAATGCTTTCTCTGTTTGATTAGGTACTAACACAAGTGTTGTAATGTCTGGTGCTAATACATTAACAATATATGTGGATAGTTCTGTGAAACTAAACTTGTCTCCAAAGTCCCAGAATTCTAAAGCAAAAAATTCATTAATTGCTTGTACAATTCTTAACTTAATATCATTGTCATTAGTTATTACTTCTGGATTTTTAACAACTTTAAATGTTGCTTGTAAATCTGAATCTGCTTTGTTACCAAACAATATTTTATAGTTAACTGGGTGATAAATTACTTCATCACTGATTGATTTAATCTTATTAATTTCTGCTCCAAAGTTCTGAAATAATTCATCTGAACTCGGTGGTAAAGGTTTAGTAGTTATAGTATTTGCCAAGTACTGTCTAAATGATCTATCATATGTTTTTGTTAACAAGTATGTGTCAATAATATTAGAACTACTTGGATCTAATCTATTATTCTCATCAGCACTGTGTACGTATTGGAATACAAGTTTATCTCTACCTTGATATGCTTTATATCCTGTTTGTAATGTTAGGTTTGCATTTGTTTTGCTGTATACTTTAAAAACATTGTTGTCTACAAAGTAAAATATTGCACCGTCATCGTATTGTGACAATGCACCTGTTGCTGTTTCTGATGCAAACGTTCTAATATTTTCTACTGCGGCATCTACATAATCATAATTTGTAGATTGATTATTTGAAATCTTTTCTTTTAGAAAAATCCATTTTGTTAACGGATTAGTATCCTGTGCAACAAAGTCATCAAACAACGCTGGGTTATCAACTACGCCATCACCGTCACTGTCAAAAAATCCTACTTCTACTTTTTTACTATTAATATATCCTTCTTCATCTCTAAACTCTTTAGTAACTTGCCAAGGATAATCAATAGTTGCAGGTGATGCTGAATCTGGTTTCTTGTTAATAGACATTAAGTTAATTTTATCTCTAATAACTTGTCCTGTTCTACTATCGTAAATTCTGTCTGTTTCATCAAAGTAAAACTTAACTTCCTGATTACTTTCAAAAATGTATCTAACACCTCTGTAAGTTATATTGTATTTTTCACCATCTGTTTCAAATAACATTAACCAACTTGAATCTAAGTTTTGTCCTGATGTATCACCTGTCTTACCCATATTAAACGCATTGCCGATACTTAAATTATTATTAAGAATTACACGCCATTCTCTATCTGAAGTACTGTAACGTACTCCAAATGTTTTATATGAAAATATTTGATCAATAATTTGTGTTGTAACATCAGTTGTTAAGTTTGTTGCAAACTTAGGTTTAACTTCATCTAATACTGCACCGGTTGGAATAATATCGTTAAAGATAATCGGTCCTTGACCGTCATCGTAGTTTTCAGTACCTTTATCGTTTACTCTAACAACCTTTGTCCAAATGTATGTTGTTGCGCCTGGGTGGTCTGCATCGCCAGCCATTAATGCATGACTGTTGTCTTTCATAAAGTGTTTGCCTTCTGGAGCAATAAATTTAACCATTGCGCCTGGCTCTACAAACTTTAATGTACTACCGGTAAATGTTCCTACTGTTAATTTAATATCTAATGAGTCTGAAATATAACCGCTGGAGTTATTAGTTTGTTTTGCAACCTGTGTCCAGTCTGCTTGTAAGTCTGTTGTTGATATTTTAGGAAACTGATTTAAGAAAAAGTTTTTAATTACCGTGTTTGAAAGTAACGGTGTAATTACGTTTTGAATATTTCCTTCTACATCTGTTTTTGTATTAAAAGAAAAACTAATTTTTTTATCAAACACCTCTTTATAGATAACGCCATCGTTACCAAATATGTTTGTACTTGAATACTTTCCTGTTGAATCAATTAAATCAAAGTATCTTGAAATACCCGAGCTTGTTCTATTGATACTTTTTACTTTAACTACTTCTTGACTAACTGCTCTTGGTGCAACATTATAGTCCTCACCAGTAATCATTCTATTTTGTGTATAGTATGTACTTGGAGCATTTTCTTTGATGCTTTTTGAAGTTTCTGGTCCACTTGCATTATCAACTGTGTATTTTAATGAACACACAAATGTAAATGTTTCAGGTGTACCTGCACGACTTGTATATGGTACACTAATAGTTACGTTAGTTAATTCTTCAGGTTGGATTGAAAACTTACTACCAAGTCCTTTTCTAAAGTAACATCTAAATTGTCCTTTAGGCAAATCACCAAATGTTCCGTCTGCAAATAATAAACTAATTCTGTCATCAATACGTGATTGCACAGCATACAAACTTCTGTTCTGTTTATTAATACTATTATAAATTACATTGTTACCTTCAGTTGCTTCAACCTTAGTCCATAATTTTGTTTCGTTTCCGTTACTGTCTAATTGATAAAGCCAAACATCTGAATTGTTAATGTTTGTTGTGTCGATTGCAACTGCTTGGTTAGTAGTTGGATTTTCAATTGAAAAATTACCTGTGTCTAATACACCTTGTCTAAAGTGTACAAAATATCCTGAGTTTGAACTGCCAGCACCCTTGCCATCTTCTCTATATAAAAATGCTAAACTGTTACCTGGTAACGGATCTTCTTCGTAAATTTTATTAGCATCAATAGTTGAAGATGTTACTTCAAATACAATATTCTTTTCGCCTACGTTTTTATTAAAACTATAAACAGGTAAGTTTGAGTTTGATGCATTAAAACGATATTGCTCAGTTGTAATACCTGCAATAGTTTCTTTCTTTACTGGCTTACCTACAATGCTGTTTTCTGGTAATGCCGCATTTAAAATTTTTCTAAACTGTTCTGACCAATCAGGATTTGATGGATCGTTCCATTGTATAGATTGTCCTGATAAGTTAACCCCATTAGTGTCATTGATTGCTTCTGTTGTTTGTACACTTTCAAACTTCATTAATCCGTTTGCTGATTGATTACGCTTTGGATTATAAGAAAGTAAACGTGCTAAACGTAATACGCTTTCTCTACGTTCTGCTAATTCAAGAAAGTTTTCACGTGCATTTAAATCAACACGGAATGCCATGTTTTGTCCAAGATATGCAATAAGATCAATTAGTGCAAGGTATTCTGAACTTTCAATGTAGTCATTAAAGTCTTCTGGATAGTTCTCACGCAAATATGCGATCATAGTTCTACGTAAACTATCAAAATCATACGATTTGAAGTCCGCAGTTTTAAATGTTTGATATACTCGCTTCCAATCTTCAGCAAGTAATAATCTATTTTGTCTATCCGTTGTTGACATCTATTTTCCTCTTACAATGTATTTATTTAAACGAGATATCCGAGTACTTAATTCCTTAAGACGCAAAGCCTGCATCTTTGTCAAAACTAAATTTCATTTGTTCAGATATATTGTACGGTAAGTATTGAAGTTTGCACTCAATTTGAATACCGCTCTCGTATTGATCAACAACAATTCCAGTTGCATTTATTCTCGGGTCACTGTTGATTATGTCTGTTACATTGGTTATAATTGCTTCTTTTAATGAATCTGTTAAAGGTTCAAATAATACGTCCCATATAATTGTTCCAAACTCAGGATTTTCAAGTTTTTCACCCTGTCTGACATGGAAGTGATTAAGTAAATCTTGTTTAATTAATCCAATGTCGTATAGTGCGTAAGATTTGTTGTCTGGATTGACTGTGCTAAGGCCTTTATATGCTCTACCTTTTACAGGTGGCTGTTCCTTAACATTAGATTTTACTCTAACATTTCTTACTGTATTTTTCTCTAAACTACTCATATTAGTATTTATACACCCTTCTTAAAGGTGTCTGGAGTGTTGTCATAATCAAAACTTTCAGGTATAGGTGCTTCATTAAGTCTGTTTGTTCTTAGAGGTTTGTACGCAAACGGATCAACATTTTCATGATGTGGCCAAGGCTCGTGTTGTGGCAAACGCTTGTGCAACGATGTTAATGCAGTGTCTGTAGGTGTCGTGAAAGGTCCTCCGGGAACAACGTGTGTGGTTAACGGCGTAGCCGCGGTAGCGGTAGCGGCCTGCGGTCCATTCATATGGATATTCGGAGCGGTTTCTGTATGGTTGCCGCCGCTGAGTATATCAGTAGTTCCGCCTGCTGTAAACTTGTTTGCTCCTATTGTGTTTAGATCGTAATCTAACAATGTTGTAACTTGATTGTTTCCTGCAACATACGTTATCATATCTGTGTTTGTTTCGATCTGGATATCATCTTTTGACAACACATTAAAGTTACGTCCTGCATTTAAGTTAATGTCTCTATCTGCTGTAATGTTTAAATCATTTTCAGTGTGCATACTAATACTGTCTTTTGCATACACATCAATTTTACCATTAGAAGTTAATTCAATCCAACTGTTACCACTGCCATGATCTATACGTATTAGATCTTCTGTTTGATGTAATAATATTTGATGTCCTGTACGTGTTCTAATACGTACAAGTTCGTTGTGTGGTACTGTGTAGTCTCCGCCCTTTTCACCTTTTTCGTGATTGACAAATTCTTTTTTAGTTGTACCTGCGGGACCTTTACGTAAAATTTTATCATCACCGTCATCCATTACAAAACTTGTTCCGCCAAGTCTGTTAAAAGGAATTGATGCTGATTGTCCTCCCGGACCGTATCCTGCTTTTGGTGCTCCGGGTCTCTTGTCATATGGTCCTGGTGTGTTTATACCAAACACCATACTTGGTAATTCTCTTCTTGCACTACTTGTTGTTAACCCTCTTGTGCCATCTGCTTCAAGTCCTTGAGCAAACAATAAGTCCATCCATTCTTCGTTAATAGACTTTTTAAATTTTGTAGGATCGTTACCTTTGTTGTCTACAAGATTCTTTTTATTAATTTCACCAACTACAACTTTGCTTGTTTTTGCTATTGCTGATTTTGCACCGTCTCCTTGAGCCTTTCCTGCAAAGAAACTTGTTGCAATTTTGTCTGGTACATTAAGGTTAATATAGTTGTCAGGTATACAACCAATCCAGTAACCCATGTTGGCCGCGCCTTCAACAAATGTTACAAGAACTCTACTTCCAACATCTGGTGGTGACATCCACATACCGTATGCTTGTTGTGTGTATGCAAAGCCTTGGTTAGCACTAATACCGTTAACAGGAGTTTGTCCGTAAAATGGACTTGAATAGTGTACTTTGAATGTTTGGCCGCCAACATCATCGTTGTTCGCCACTTGGCCTTTGAGTAGTTGTACTTCAAGAGCTCCCATATAGTTAGGATCAAGATGTCCTACAACTCTTCCAATGTATGGACCGGAGTCTAATTTGGCTTCTTGGCCTGCTGTACGTTTTTCGTTAGCCATTAAGTAAACACCCTTTGATCATTATTTGTTGTTCTGTCTGCGGCATCTTCGATTACTGTTTCTTTACGCTCATCAGTACCTTGTGCGTTATCTGTTTTAATTTCTTGTGTTCCTTTTTCACCGCTGTCTGCTGTTGGTTTGTCAGACATTTGCGGTCTTTTCACAAGTTCAAGTACTTGTTTAAACTGTCCTGCTGAAAATTCGTTCTTAACACTAATTACCATATATAATCCGCTAAAGAAATCAACTGGCACAGTATCATCTGGGAATCCCATAATACCGTTATCTCTATAATCAATTGGTGTTCTAAATAATACTTCAACATCTACTTCACCATATTGATAATCTATACTTCCATCTGAATCAAGATTAATAAATTGTGTGTTTTCTGAGTTATAGTTTCCTATTCCACTATCAGCAATATAATAAGGGTCGCCCATGATAGTCATGTCAATTGTTAATAAGTCAACATCACTGTTTACAATCGCTTCATTAAATCTACGAGCAATGTCAACACGCATATCATCAAGACTGACTGCACCTGCCGCTTTAGCATTGTTGTCACGCTTTTCTAATGCTTTACTATTAACTTGTGTGTCGTTGTTAGTAGGAGTCATTGTGGTTTTCAATGATGGATCTTCACCTTCTTTAGAACCGTCTGCAAGATTGTTCTTTGGAAGTACTCCTGGAGATACACTTTTAAAGAATGTATTATCAAGATTAATTTCAAGATCTAAAATATCTTCGTTTGCACCACTATAGATATAATTGTAACGTTTACAAGTTTGTATTCTTAAAGCGTTTAGTCCTGCTGGCGTTTCGTCTGGAGCAATAAATTTACTTTCGTGAACCATATAAGGTAAAACTCTAAACACATATATTCTCGGAGGCACACCTGTTTTCTTTTCTGTTTTTCTATCTGTAATATTAAAAACTTGTGTATCAATTTTGAACCAAGGACGCATACCTTTTACTGCTGGTGCATCAATAATATTTTTTCCATAATCACTTAAAATTATACATTCTTCAATAATATCTTGAATACGTGTTCCTGCTAAAAACTTAATTGTACCAAGTCCTGGATCTATTTGTAACTGTCCACTTGATCTTACCCAAACTTGTTTATCTTTGTCGTATGTAAACGAAGCATCTCCAAAAGGTTGATTAGTTGTACCAAGTGAATCAAGATTAAATATGTTTGCCAATCCAATATTGTTAGAATGTTTTGCGCCTGTTTGTTTGTCTGTTATATCTTGACCAAGTTGTGTAGTTGAAACTAAATTTTTAACTTGTTCAGCCCAAGCGGAAAACTCTGGAGGTGGCGATCCACCTTGTGCTATCTGAGCATATAGCTCTTCCAGTTTGTCTACACTACTTTGTTTACGATCAGTTAAGATCGGTCCAGTGGTTATTTTTGATGCTTCTGATTGAGTTGCTGAGCCATCTGTAGCACCGCTCGATGTTCCGTAATAGTTACTGGAAAGTTTTCCTGCACTTGCACGTTCTTTAGGAAATACAACAAAGTATTGATTGGCTGTAAATATTTTGTCATCTTTGGCTTTTTTTGCTTCGTGAGCATTTAGTTCTTGTGCTAAACTTTTTAAGTTACTCTGTAACATTTGTTCTAAGTTTCTACCTGTCAGTGTAACGTCAACTGGGATACGCTGTGTATGATCTACTAATGCCGCTTCATTATATGCAACACCTTCGACTACATAAGAACTTCCGCCTTCAGTTACACTTAAATCACTACCAACAAGTTTAAATGGAAGATTTTTTGATCCTTCTGGAACTGTGTAAACTTTTCCATTATCATCGTATCCGATAAAATCAATAGTAAGTAAAAATGGAGATTCTAAATAGTTTTCATGTCCTGCTTGATATGACGCAAGTTGTAGAGTTTGCAAAAACAATCCCATACTATAAGGTTCTTGAATATCTAATCTAAATCCAACTGCGTTAGTTGAACCTTTCTTACGTGTAGGAGCAATAATAGTTTCAATTTCTAAACCATTAATAAAGTATTCTACTTTTTTACCTTTTGATTCATATGCTGTTATAACTTTCTTATCTTCAAGTCCGCCGCCACTTTGTAAAATAGCATACTTTGGCTTTTTAACTCTATAAGATTCATCTGGATTATTAAGTTCTTCGTTAGTTAATGCGTACAAACCTATTATGTAATTAAAACTTGAGTAGTTTCTTAAATTATTTGGTAACGGTAATGATAAAACTCTTCCGTCAGCAGTACGTGCTTCGTATTTGTCTGCTTCGGCAAACTGATGCGGAGACCCTGTTTCGTCGGTCTTCATGCTATTCATGTTTGCTTGGTCTCTGTTTTCTTTATCTTTTACAGTGTCAACTTTTGAGGCGTTAGTGTCAATTATTTTAGCATCTTGTGTTTTAGACATATCGTCTACCATGAACACTTCTTGGTTACCTGTTACAACTGTGTTTGCTGGTGCATTAACATCATTGGTTTCGAAACCGTCGCCGATATCATCAGGCTCACCTGTTGTACCGAATCTTTCAAATGTTGTTAATTTTTTCTGTGCCACGGATTAGATCCCCAACAACGTTCGTAATCTACTACCCTTTGGAACACGTATCTCAGTACCAACTCTAAAATCAAATATAGGATCTTTTAGGATATCCATGTTACGCTGTGAGTATATCCACCACAACTTCGGATTGCCATACATGTCGTATGCAAGTAAGTCAGGTCTTTGATGATACTGTGCTTCTATCTCGTAAACTACATCATCTTCATCTGCAGGAACTGGTCTAATATTTAGAATATCTAAATAGTTCCCTCTTCTATTAAGTTTTGTTTTAGCCCACGGTGAACTTGACATTAAATAAATCCTTTATTATTTGATCCAAGATATCCACCTTTTGCAAATTTGTCTAAACTAAATTTCTCAACAAGTGCTCTTGAGTATATTGGTTGAATTGTTACAGTCATTTGACTTTCTGTTGGAACATACGATTTGTTGCCGGACGTAGATGTAAGATCAGCACCTGCGGCTATGTCTTCAAATTCATTCCATTCTCCTAAGAATTCCATATCAACAGCAATGTAATCAACATCAGTAGGCATGTCAAGTGTAAAGTTTGTCACAATACACGGAACATCTTTAAACACATAATCTCCGTAGCCGTTTAATTTTACTACTGGAGGTGGAGCACCTTGATTAGTACCTGCACCATAAAACATTTTTGTAATTGATCTTAGATAGTGTAATGCACCTATCCAATATAAACCCTCTAAATCGTTTTGACAGTAAAATTGACCTGTAAGTGTCATGGCATCCACTTGTGAGTTCTGGTACGCAAAGAACGGATAATTACTATGTACAGGGGTTATTGCACTGTACGAAGCGGCATGACTCATAATGATTGTTGGAGTATAAGGAAATGCAAGACCGCCTGTTGCTACTAATGGCTCTAATATAGGACTTTTTTGAAAGGAATCAATGTTAGGAACACTTAATTTAACACGCCAATCTTTACCATTAGGGTCTGACGCCCATTTTGCAGAAGTAACTTGTAATTCATCTGGTTCACCGTCTTTAGGTATAGTACGTGAACGTATACCTTTCATGAACCCTTCAGCACCATCAGAGATTGCCTGCACACTATCACGTGCTAATTTCGAAATCTTGTCGACGGTAATACCGTCTTTCTTATTATCTATTGGGTCTGCCATTTTATTTTGGTGTCCTATCTATAAAGTATTTATTGACTTTTTAATAAGAGTAGTTTATAATAAGAG